GGAACTTTTGGTGGCGTGGTTGGTGGAAACAGTAATCCAGCTTATCCATTTACCTATACAATTTCTACTGCAAATACTTGGACAACAATTAGCATAACAGTTGCTGGTCCAACAACAGGCACATTTAATTCTACTACAGGCAGAGGTATGAATATACATTTTGGTTTGGGAGTAGGCTCAACTTATAGCGGAACTGCTGGAGCTTGGTCAAGCAATACTTACTATTCAGCCACAGGTGCAACATCAGTAGTAGGCACTAATGGTGCTACCTTATACATCACAGGTGTCCAACTAGAAATAGGCTCAACAGCAACACCGTTTGAACGCAGACTTTATAATCAAGAATTGGCTAATTGTCAGAGGTATTATTATAGAACTACACCAGCATTTGTAGGTGGTAGATTTGGCATGGGTCAAGCATATTCTACTACAGCATCAATTATTTTAACTCAATTTCCAGTTCCCATGAGAATTGCACCAACAGCTTTAGAACAAAATGGAACGGCAAATAATTATTCAACATTAAGTAACACTGGTTCTGGAGTAACTTGTTCTGCTGTTCCAAGTTTTAATCAATGTACTAATGTTCTTTCAGAAACTGTATTTACAGTAGCAAGTGGTTTAACTGCAGGTAATGCTACTGTAGGACTTGTTTTAAATGCTAATGCTTATCTTGGATGGAGTGCTGAACTATGATTTATAAAATACATTCAACTAATCTTGATGGCAAAACTATCTATGCTCGTATAGATGATGATGGATTATGCAGACTAACTTGCACAGAAGATTACCCAGAGCTTAAATCATGGCTTGAAGAAGGCAATACGCCAGAACCTGCGGATCAGTAATGAAAAAACTAGTAGCCTTACTATTATTAGCAAGCTACTCTTATGCAGGTGATAACAATTTAATGGTAATGCAATACAACGAGAACGTTCGTATTGTACTATCTAAAGAAAAATGCCCTGTTGGTGAAGGTTTTGTAGCCGTAGCCCAACGTATTGATAAAGAGTATATGACAGCTTGTTGGACTCCTAAAGGTAATCTTATCCATATACAATGGGAAGGTGGAGACTTTAGTGACTTTGATTTAACAAGATTCTATCCTGTGGAGATTAAATAATGGATCCAATAACAATGTTAACAGCCTTTGCTCCAATGGTTATGGACTTAGGCAAGTCTCTTATTAGTAAGTTTATTGCACCTGATGTATTTAAACCTGCTACTATAGAACAGTACACTCAAATGAAAACTCTTGATTTAGAGTTCTTTAAGGTTATGAACGACGTAGGAGCGGGTAATCCATCTTATCCATGGGTAGAGTCCATAGTTAGATTGATGAGGCCTCTAATAGGCCTTCTTGTGCTTTCTACATGGGTATATACAGTCATTAGTGGACACCCTAGTGAAGAGGTAAACAACTTTGCTTCAGCTGTAGGATTTTACTTGTTTGGTGAGCGTAGCTTATTCTATATTAAAAAGAAATGAATTTAAGTCCTAACTTTACACTAGAAGAACTAACCCACTCAGAGATTGCTGAACGTCAGGGCTTAGACAATACTCCTAATGAGGAAGTCAAAGCTAACCTAGTTAGATTATCACGGATGTTAGAAGAAGTTCGTAGAACTTTAGGTAGACCAGTTATGGTTAACTCTGCCTATAGATCACCAGCAGTTAATACTGCAGTAGGAAGTAAACCAACAAGTCAGCACTGTAATGGATGTGCTGCAGATATTAAAGTACCAGGCTTAACACCTGACAACATTGTTAAAGAGTTACTTAAAACTAATCTTGAATATGACCAACTTATTCGAGAGTTTGATTCATGGGTACATATATCCATACCTAATAAGTTTGCAGACAAACCACGCAAACAAGTATTAATTATAGACAAAGCCGGCACCAGACCATATTGATGCCATGAGTCTTATAACTGTTGAATCGTGTAAAGCTGTCTATAATATGTTAAGACACTTGCCACCTTTCAATAAGTATGAGTTACCCAGACCTTCCGAGATAGAGTTTCTAGTTGTAGATGATCCTGAAATGTACGGATCGTATTCACCTGAACCACACTGCATTACAATGAGTACATGTAAGATGAGTCTACTCCAAACCCTTGAGAAAACAATGGCACATGAAATGGTGCATCTTATTTTATACCTTCAGGGTAAACGATATGAACTCCATAACAAAAACTTCTATAAACTAACATATCAAATAGCCGAGATCTACGGCTGGGAACCTAAGGACTTATAATGCCCCACGAACATTTAACAGATGCAACTAAACACGTACTTGATGGTGCATCCATTGCTACAGCAGTAGGAACTATGATGCAATTACTGCCTGCTATTGCAGCTTTGTTTACTATTATATGGACTACAATCCGTATTTATGAAACAAAGACAGTACAAAAACTATTAGGAAAGAACAAGGACTAATATGGCTACTTCAGGTACAACAACATTTAGCGTAACTCGTAATGACATTATACAGTCATCTCTACGTCTACTAGGTGTGCTTGAAGAAGGTACACAACCTACAGCTAGTGCTATTGAGAGTGCAAGTATGGTTCTTAATATGATGCTTAAAGATTGGATGACAGATGGTATTAAACTATGGACAGTTACTGAGTTAACTATTCCTTTAGAATCTAATCAAACATCTTATACCATAGGACCTGCAGCTACTAATGACTTAGTTACTAATAAGCCTTTAAGACTTATTCAATCTTTTTTAAGAAACGTATCTAATACTACTAACCAAGTTGCCCAAGTATCTTTACTTTCAGGTGGATCTGGTTATACAGTACAACCTACTAATCCTGTAGCATGTACAGGTGGCTCTGGTTCTGGTGCTACATTTAATTTAAGTTATACTGGAACAGCTGTTACTAAAGCTCTTCTTGCTAATGCTGGTGGTAGTAACTATAAAGTAGGAGATGTTTTAACAATGTCTGGTGGTACCTTTGTTACTCCAGCTACTGTTACTGTAGACTCTCTTTTAAATACTTATATTGATTTACCTATGTCTATTCTTTCAGAACAAGAATATAACATCTTAGGTTCTAAGTATAACACAGGTACAGTAAACTCTGTATTCTACAAACCATCAGTTTTAAATGGTACTGTTAAAGTATTCTTAACACCTAATGCAAGTACAGCAACTACATATGAATTACACATGACTGTACAACGTCCTATTGAGGATATTACTACAGCTAATCAAACGTTTGACTTCCCTTCAGAATGGTATCAATGTTTACGTTGGGGTCTAGCTTCAGAACTTGGTGCTGACTATGGCTTACCTATTGATAGACTTGGTGGTGTTATTCAAAGAGCAGAACAATATAAACAAAGATTAATGGCATGGGATGTTGAGTATGCTTCTACATTCTTCCAACCTGATATTAGAGCACAAGTACAAAGGTTTAGATAATGTCTGAAACTTTAAGACTGCCTATGGCTTATCCAATTGAGTTTAGATCAAGCTCAACGGAAAAAGGTTCTAAGATGGTTAACTGTTATGCCGAAGCAGATGGTAATACTGTTTATGCTAAGAAAAGACCAGGTTTAGCTAATGTAGGTGTAACATTTGGTGCAGGTGGTAAAGGTCAAGGTCTTTATGTATTTAAAGATAAAATTATAGCAGTAGTCAATAATACAGTATATCAAACAGATTTAACTACAACTACAACTATAGGTACTTTATCAGGACCTACTAGTCCTTGTTTTTTTACTAAAACTTTAAATGATATCTATTTGTTTATACAAAAAGGTGACAGTGCTTATACTTATGATGGCACTACTTTAACGAAACTTTCATCAGATGTAGTAGCTTTAGTTAATGTTAGTACAGGTGGTACTGGTTACTTCTCTGTCCCTACAGTAACTTTTTCAGCTGCTCCTGGTGTAACTAGTTTAGGTACAATAACCCCAGGGTCTGGTTATACTAATGGTACTTATACTGATGTACAGTTAACTTATGTAAGTGGTCCTACAACATCAGCTTATCCTAAAGCAACTATATTAGTAGCTGGTGGTGTAGTAACTTCAGTTATATTAACTAGCTCTGGTACAATTCTATCAGGAACTGGAACTGTTCTTTCAGCTAGTGCGGCTTCTATAGGCGGTACTGGATCAGGATTTAGTATTCCTGTTACAGGTGTAGGTGTTACTGCTACAGGTACAGCTGTTATGTCAGGAGGTACGTTATCTACTGTTCATATTAACAATGTAGGTACAGGGTATACTTATGCTAACATAGCTTTTTCTGATCCTCAGATATCAGGTGGAGTTAGAGCTACAGCAACACTAGGTGTGTCTGCTGGAAGTATTACTAGTGTTACTATTACAAATATTGGTAGTGGCTATACATCACCACCTACAGGAACTATTACTGGGGATGGTACAAGTGCAAACTGTGACTACACTACTATTACAGAAAATACATTAGAAAGTATTATTATTACAAACCCAGGTAGTGGTTATACCTATGCTCCTTCTATTGTAATTGGTAATCCTTGGGTAGCTCTTACAGCAGTTACTTTAAATGAACAAGTTTTTTATAATGGTAATTTATTTACAGTAACAGTAGCAGGTACTACAGGATCAACAGGACCTACTGATACGTCAGGTACTCCTTTTGTTGATGGGTCTGCTACATTAAAATGGTCAGGTATTGCAGCTGAAGCTTATGCTTTACTTAATGGTTTTCCTACAGATACTATAGTACCAGGTGCAGCTTACTTCGATACTTACACTTTTGTAATGACACAAGATGGTAAAGTTTGGAATAGTGAGCCTAATGATCCTAATAACTGGGATGCTTTAAATTTTATAACTGCCGAAGCAGAACCTGATAAAGGTGTAGCTTTAGCTAAGCACTTTAACTATCTTGTAGCTTTTGGTGAATGGTCTACAGAGTTTTTCTATGATGCTGGTACAGCTGTTGGTTCACCATTATTACCTAATCAAACTTTCCGTATGGAATTTGGATGTGCTAATGGAGACTCTGTTGTAGATATGCAACAAACAGTAGTATGGGTAGGTGTAGGTAAAAATACAGGTAGAGTAGTTTTAATGTTAGATGGTGTTAAACCTGTACAATTATCTGATACATCTGTAGAAAGAATATTAAATCAATCTACTTTAGAAAATGTTAGAGCTTATTCTTTAAAAATAGCAGGACATTACTTTTACATTCTTAACTTATTAGATGATGACTTAACCCTTGTTTGTGATATTAAATCTAAACAATGGTGTATTTGGACATCTTATGTAGATAATAAAGAGACAATATTAGATGGTGTATTTTTTACTTCTTATAATAATGAAGCATATACACTTGACAATCTAGACGGAAAGTTGTATAATATTAGTGAGCATACTTATACTGATGACTCAGGTCCTATCCAATATCGTATCCGATCAAACCTTATAGATGCTAACTCTACTAAACGTAAGTTTATTGGTAGATTAGAAATAGTAGGTGATAAGATTGGGGCTACACTCAGAATAAGACATACAGATGATGATTATAACAACTGGTCACAATACCGTAACGTAGATTTAAATGCAATGCGAAGTGTTACATATCAAAATGGTTCATTTAGAAGAAGAGCTTACGAGTTCTTTTGCACAGATAACCAACCTTTAAGACTTCAAGCATGTGAGGTAGATGTAGATCCAGGGGTAACCTAGGAGCTAAAATGATTGAGTTTGGTGTAGAGAAATACCACCAAGTAAGTGAAGATATTAAAGATCTTATTAAACTTCACTATGAAGAAATAGCAGTAAATAAAGATGTAATACCATTAGATCCTGATTGGGATAGATATAAACAACTAGATGATAAAGGTTTAATATTAACTGTTACAGCTAGGGATGATGGTAAACTTATTGGTTATGCTATATTCTTTGTTACAACTCATTTACATTATAAGTCAACGTACTATGCAAATAATGACTTACTGTATCTACATCCAGATTATCGTAAAGGTTTAATAGGTGTAAGACTCATTACACTTTCTGAGAAATATTTAAAAGAAAAAGGTGTCACTAAGATTATGTGGCACATTAAGTTTAACAAAGATTTTAGTAGGCTTCTTCATCATTTAGGATATGTAGACGAAGATATTATAGTGGGTAAAATTATAAAGGATTAATTATGGGTGTTTCTGCCGTAGCAAGTGTTATTGGTGAAGGTATTGCAGCTGACGTTGTCGGTAGTGCTTTAACGGGTGCTGTCGTCAGTGGAGTCATGGGCGGTGATGTTGGTATAGGAGCTCTTACTGGAGGTATTGGTGGCGGTATTATGAACGTTGCTGGTATGGGCGGTGGTGTTCTTGGCTATGGTCAGAATAGTGTAAGTAGTTTATTTAGTGGAGCTCCTACATCTATTGCTGGTTCTGCAGGAACTTCAATGGGTGTTGATCAAATTAGACAAGCTGTGGCTGCTTATGATGCAGCTGGTATGAATGGTATTCAAATGGTAGCACAGGCTACAGGCAATACTGTTGATGCGGTTTCAGGGGCTATGGCAGGGTTATCACAAGGTATTACTACAGCAGGTCAAGGTGCTTTTTCAGCTGTCTCATCAGGTTCATTAGGTAGTTTATTACAAGGTGGTAAAAATAGTACACTAGGTACTGCTGGTAATATAGCTCAAATTGGCTCTGGTCTTTATAATATGATGAACCCACCTACATCTCCTGAAGCTGCTACTAAATCTGCTGATCCTTGGTCTCAATATAGACCTCAGGCTGCTACTCAACTTAATCAGATTATGAATAATCCTAACCTTGTATATGGTATGCCTGGTTATCAGTTCTCTCAAGAACAAGGTGCTAAAGAAATTACAAGAGCTAGGGCTGCTACTGGTAACTTATCTTCTGGTAATACTCTTGCTTCATTAAATCAATTTGGTCAACAAAATGCACAGAACTGGTGGAATCAATATGTTAATACATTAGGTACACAAGCTGGTATATCTAATTCAGGTATTGGTGTTCAAGCAAATCAATATGCACAAAACAAGAATGATGTATCTCAAACAGCAGCATTACAAAACATTATGGCTGGCGCAGTTGGCTTGTCTCAAGGTGGATTTTTTGGTTAAGGAGTATTAAATGATTGGTGAATTAACCCCGTGGTATACTAGACAAAAAGAGTATGCTGATTCTCAGTTAACCCAGCAACAAGCTGCTTTGGGTGCTATGAAATTAGATTCTATAATGAAAGCACAAAAAGACTTTGAACAAATGTCTGCTGAGGATAAACTTAAACAAGCTGCTACTCCTACTCCTATTCCTACAGACAAGGCTAAAGTAGCTCCTACAGCTGTTCCTACATCATCTACAGAAACTACTCCTACAACTAGATCTGCTGATGGTACTCCTATGCCATCATTTAATACTGGTACTACAAGTGCAGAACCTGTTAGTACATCTATGCCTTCTTTTATGAGCACAGGTAAACCTGAAGAAGCTGTTAAGCCTGTGGCTGAAGCTAATGCTGCTACTGATAATAAAACTCCTGAACAAAAAGAAAAAACACAAATACCTCTTTTACAAGAAATGAAAAACTCTAACGTAGACTATAAAGCATCTCAAGATAGAGTAGACTTTATGTATCGTTTTGCTGATAAACTTCGTAACAATGGTAACTTACTTGCTTATCAAGATGCTATTAAAGTAGCTGATAATGCT